TAGAACTCATACCAACTCTTACTCCATCATTAATAAGACTTCTTACAATTAAACCTGTTGGTGTAGATAAAACTTTACTTTTACCATAAAAAACATTACCATCTTGAGACATTTCAGTAACTAAATGACAAGCTCTTTCTAAATCAACGTCTGCTGTTGTTGGGTGATTTAACTCTCCCATTGCTCTTCCACTTTGTACCATTTCTTTTTGATAACGAGCTACTTCTTTTTCCATTTCATGTAATGGATAAATTCTTTTATTTCGATTTACACCCTCGGCCATCATATATGGACCTTTGATATAGAAGTTTTTTGTACCTTTTGAATTACCTTCTTCTACGATATATTCAAATTCTTCTTTAGGTGCTGGTGTTTCTACTATTAAGTTTAAAGACATTGTTTAATTATTTATAATACTTAATCATTTTTATAAGGAACTCAAAGCTTTTTGTTTATTTACGTTTTATATTTAATTCTTTTTCTGTTAAAATTAAAAACTTAACTCCTTTTTTATCTGACCACTTTTTAGCTGCTTCCCATTTGGCTATATTTTGAATATAAGTTTTTTGTTCATATAATAGTGATGATTTTCTTTTATATTTTTTATTAACTGGTTTAACTGTTTGACTACTTGGTTTTATTTCAATTAAAAATTTGTTTATATTATCATTTTTATCTTTAAAAAGAATATAGTTATCTACAAAATATCTATGAACTCTATTATCTAAAGGACTGACATAAGGTATAACAATATTTTCACTACCCCACTTTATTACATTTTCATTCTTATCTGCCCATCTAAAAAATTTTAACTCCCATCCAGAACGATATTCCGGAAATCCTTTACCGATATATTTTTCTTTATTGATAGGTTTATATATACCTTGTTTAAAATTATTACGCACAATAATATTTAAAAACATATCTGTTGGAAATCTATAAATATTGGTATGACATTCGAAGAAAAAATAATTAAAAACAGTTCTATTAGACAACGCAACTTAATGAGACCGGCTAAGATTGCAATGGAAAAACCTGACACAGGTGTTACTATTTTGAAGAAAGGTGCTTATTACCTTATAAAAGACTCTGCTGATATTACGGTGAAGTATTTACCATTATTATGCTATGGTAGTTTCTCTGCACCTATCAGTGATTTAAAAGGTAAATTTACACAAGCAGAAATTATCGATTTTGTAGGTAGAGCAAAAGAAGAAAGCTTTACTAATCAATTATTAAACATTATATTAACAGATATAGGGTGTACTCAGCCTATAACTCAAATTATAGATGATGATAAAACTGATGAATTAGATTTATCATTTGATGACGATGAAGATGTTTATGGTGATTACGAAACAGAAGAAGATGTTTCAGTTACTTCAACTACTACAACTACTGAAGTAATAGATATAGAAGATGCCAGTGTAGTTATTCAAAAGCTTATTGAAGTATTTGCAGCTAAGTAATTAACCAACAAAGAATAAAGGTGGATCTGCATCCCCCTGACCTGGGGTACCTTCCATTAGTTGCTGCTCTAGTTCTGCTTTTTCAGATAAACCTTCTTGTAATAAGCTATCATTGAGTCCACCTCCACCGAATAGCTGTGTACCTTGATATTTACCTCTTATTCTACCAACAACAATCTTGCTCAAAGCTAATGAATATTGATATACCCACAACTCTTTAATAACATCTCTTATAGGTCTTTCAACATAACAATCTAAAACTCCATAAAATCTTACGTTATCATTACTTGCACCTGGTTGAGGGTACATTCTCAATACTTGAGTTCTAGGATCAAAATCAAAAGTACGTTCAATAGCTAATAATTTTTCTCTTGTTTCTAACCAATTTTTAAGAGTATACCAACTAACTAAATCAAAACCATAATTACCCATTGCATAACTAAAGTAAGTTTGCTGAGCTAATGTTTGTTCAATAGTAAAGAGAGTATTAATTCCGGTTGAAGAACCTTCAGTAAAGTTTTTAACATCTATTACTTTTCTATAATCTAGTAAATCATAATCATAGCTATTTAAAAATGATATTTTATCTTTTTGTCCAGATACTGTACCTTCAACTGTAAAACTAAGAGGTACTTTACTTTCAAAATGAGCACTTAAACCAGGTGATATAAATGCCGTGGTATCAAATTTGTTAACTTCATTTATAAATTGTTGGGTAACTATATCAAATTTTCCTATACCACTAACTGTTGCAGCGCTTAAAGATGATATTTCGCTAAACGTAGTGCCTGGTATTGACGACAAAGCAATGTAACTTATATCTGACGATAAATTAATTTGCTTAGTAAAAGTAGGGTTTGTAACATTAGTAAATTCAAATTGCTCACTAAAACTATTAGACCCTTGAAGAGTAAATAAATCATCCAATTTTATACCGAAATCTTTTTTATATAGATTACTATCAAAAATTAAATATTCTCTCGTATAACCTGCAAATTTAGTGAAATATTCATTAGCAATACTAATATTTTCATACAATTGGTCTCTATGAATTTCAACATTAACAGTAGGATATCCTAATGATCTTAATATTCTATCACCTAATCTATTAAACGAATCTATCTTATTATTCAGGTTAGTACTTTGAAAGCCTGAAATAGGAGCTATACTACACTTTGCCATATTAATTATTTAATTAAAGAAAGCTTACTCTCTACAATAAATAATTACATGGCTTATCCAATACCAAGATTATCAGATGCAGGAGATGGGACCGATTTAAGTAATCCCTATGTAAACAGAAATAAAAACTTTCAGTTCAATACTCTAATTTCAAATTCAGTAGTTAAAGAACTATCTTCATTTCCTTGTAGTGAAGCCACGTTGTCAAACAGAACTGGTCAAATAGTATATATTTACGATGGAAGCCAAGGCCAAACTGGAGTAGCTTTAGAACAGCATAGAGCTATGCAATTAAATGCTAATGATACTATGACGTTTAGAGGTTTAACAAATTCGAGAGAGTTAAGCGCTAAAACAACTTCTGGTACTGGTACAATCTACGTTAGAACAGCATTTGCTAGTAACTTAAATAGCCTATAATTTAAATAGGTTCTTCTTCTGTAGTAGGTTCAGGTGTAACAGGTATTTCTTCTCCACCTACAATAGCAGGTCCACCACCAAAGTCAGGAGGTGTTTCACCAGGTGTTCCACCAGCAACAGGTTCTACACCACCAGCTGGTTCAGCAGGAGCAGCATCTCTCCAATCAGGACCACCAGCTCCTATTTGCTGTAGCTCCCATTGAAACTCTGCATCTTTTCTTAAGAACTCTCTATTAGCTTTAATATCAGTATCGGACCATCCTAGATATTTCTTTTGACCATAAGTTGCAGAAATAAATTCGTTGGTAGCTAATGAATTGTAATTAGTAGCTTTAAGTTCTAATTTTTGATTTTCTCTAAGTTCATAGAAATTAGTAGGTACGTTAAACTCTAAATGAATATTATTAGGTTTAATATCAAATTTTTCATATAAACCTCTTAATTTTAAATGAGTTAAAAATCCGTTTTTAAGACCACCTGCAAAATGTTGTTGTAATCTTATAATAAACCTAGCAAATTTTAATTCTTCTCTTAAAATTTCATTACCGTCACTAAACTGGCTATCAGGATTTAATCTATTAAGAGGCACTTTTAGTGCTTTATATAACTTATTAACAAAATACATTAAGTCAGCTAACTCACCTAAATTAGCGCCCCCTGGCAGCTGCGTTACTGTAGTACCTTCTGACCCTGCTCTTTTAGCAAACCAGAATGAATCAAGCATAGACTGAGGATTAAACTTTTGTACTTGACCTGATTGATTAGTATCAAATGTTTTCTTACTCCAATATTCAGCAACAAGCTTTCTTAAATAAGCTTCAGCTTTTGGTGGTGACATATTACCAACATCTACGTTAAACATTAAACGTTCTGGAGCTCTAACAAGTCTGTATATTACAATTGCATCTTCTACTAACGATAACTGTCTATAAGCTCGTCTTGCATTTTCAATAAAAGGTAATCTGAATGTTTTAT